CTCCATCAAAAACAATTTTGGTATCTTCTGTCGAAGCGTCACCAATCGTAATTGAATCTGACACATACAAATTAGCCAGCGCATCTACAACAGCCGCGCCCGAACCCGCACCATCACAATATATAATAGCAGAGGAACCGTTAGGGACGGTGATATTGGCACCAGATCCTTGACTAATGATAACGCTGTACGGACCACTACCTCCAGAATCCGTTGTAGCATTTATTATGACAAAATAAGCCGCCGTAGTATTAGGTGCTATAGTAACCGTATTGTTTGCACCAAGAGCCCCCGTAAACTTAATTACACGATACATCCCATCTTGAACATTTGAGGATCCTGAAGACGGAGATGCCGCTCTTACTGTTAAAGTATGCGTTGTTCCAGAAAGACCTACTGCACTATATGCTGCAATGCGATCTATGATATCCCAGTTGTAATTAGTTGTTGTTCCCCAAGCACCGGATTGGTCGCCAGACCCCATTTCTTCGATGCCTAAACTTGTTGTATATGAAGATGCCATAACCTTTTCCTTATGCTGCTATCTGTATCCAATTGGCGGTTTGAGTGGTGTCAATTTCTTGCCAAATTAAGGACACTCCAACTGCCGTGGACGCTTGAACTCCATCAGGAGTAACAATCATAGATATTCCCGCTGTTGGAGTACCTACTTCGGTAGCGGCTGATACTCCTGTTATTGATTGAGTTACAGGTATATAAACAACTGGAGATCCCATACTTGTGGCTGCTGAAACGCCCGTAGGTGTAAGAGCAATACCCACAGATGGAGTTGCCGTGCCCACCTCTGTAGCTGCTGAAACTCCTGTTATACTAACGGTTATAGGAAGACTAACCGTTGTCGTACCCACCGCTGTAGAAGCAGAAACACCCGTAATGGAAACAACCCCAGGACCGTTCCACGGCCCTGAGTTCCAGGTTTCTCTACCCCAACCGTTAAGGGTGGTGTTATCTGCCACTAAGAGATCCTTATAGCCGCATTATTTGCATCGTTTGCAGGCCACTGAATAGTGAAATCCCCTGCACTGGAGGATTTAGCCACCTCAAAATCATACATCGCTACGGAAGGATAAGCATCAGCCGTAGTAGTGGAACCCGTGCTTGCGCCGCTCAAGGTGGAATTATAAATCAACGCTCCCATTGCACTGGAAATAGTAGACGTGGACCATGTGGTATCTGCAAAATCGAGAAAAGCCGTTGTCGTTCCACCGCTATTATCACTCATGCCAAGCGTCACACTTCCCAGAGTCGCGCCACCGGCTGAATATGCCGTTCCAGACACTTCGTTGCTTGCGGTATATCCTGTAGTGTCCTGATCTATGGTGGCACTATCCGTAAACATAGCTACCTTAAACGTGTCAGCAGAAATAGCACTCGAATCTCCTCGACTGTGCGCGGTCCAAAAGTGCATTCCAGCCAATGCTTGTTCTTTAAAACTGCCACAAACAGCAGATGTTCCAATAGCCATTACAGTCTCCTTATAATCTCAGAAATGTCTTCGTGACCTTGCTTTTTCATCAAAGCCCAAATTGTAGTTCGTTCACTTTGCGCCATCCTATTCATATAAAAAATTAGGATGTCTTTCAACCTGTCCTTATACGCTAAAGCCTGTTCTCGTATAACAGGCGGGGCATCTTCCGAAACCAGCATGATCTTATTTAATGCCATCTCCGCCATTTCTTCAGGGGAATGCCCTCTGTCTGTAGACGTGAAGACAGAAACTTGCCCTACATCAGAGTTACCAGAAACATCGAACATTACTGCACCGCCCTGCGAACACGATCATAGCGATATTGATCTCTTGTTTGTAACCCTTCTCCAAGATTTTTCATCCACTGAATAGATTCTTGAAACCTGTTGTTATATAAAGAAAGAAGATCCTGTTCCCCTTTCATAAACGTATATGCTTCCACAAGACTACCATATAAAAGAACAAGATCTGCATTATCTCCAAGCCAACTGGTTCCATCCGTGCTCGTCGTTATAGAAGTCGGACGATAAAAATAATGAAGCTCCATTGAAAAATCAGCATTAGGAGTCGGCGCTAACAAAAAAGTGCTGGAATCCCAATCCGCATAATAACGCGGAACTCCCGTGGTAGTCGGATCCGGCGTATAATCCTGTAAAAAAGTTACTTGCTTATAAAGCAAAAATTCTTTGCTTGACGAATTAATTACACTCAAAGAATTTTGAGCCAAAAAATCCGTGGGTTTTTCCAGATACTCATTTCCGTTAGTCGCGCTACCTTGGGAATTTTTACGAAAAACATCTAACTGACATTCCTTCAGAATCCGCTCTTCCGCATTCACAATAAAAGCAGGCAACTGAGTGACAAAGGTAGTCTCTGCATTTTGCGTATAATCCTGAATCGCTGTTTTTAAAGTAGTAAAAGTATATGCCATATTATGCGCTCACCGTTACAGGACCCGCAGAGGATGTACCTCCTCCACCATCAACATTACCTACCGTAGCTGTTCCACTACCCGCAGTAAAAGTGTACCTATCATCATTCACCTTTGTAATAGAAAAACCAGCCGCTGCCTCAATAGTCGCTGAAAGAAAACCATCAAAATCTTCTACGGAACGAAACCTAACCGTATCCCCGGTACTTTTCCCATGACCCGGTTGTGTGACGGTTATCACAGCACTACCACTAGATCCGGATCTAAAAGCATCGTATTCTAAAAGAACCGTAACAGCGGGCTCTGTTCTATCCGGACGGGGGTTGCGAAGAGCCTGGGGATCTCCTACCACCCGAATAGGATTAAGTTGGGGTTGCTTCGATTCCCACTCATTTTTACCCACCAGCATGCCGGTCCATTCTTTCCGCATATCTCTAAGTTTATATGCAGCCCCCGAACGGTCAGATATACCCAACGCATATTTATCTGAAGCATATTTTCCCATAATCACACAGCACTTATAAAGGTATACGTTGGGACTAAGTTAATAGAGGGCATATCACGATCTTCTTGAGCCGCTCGTAAAAACTCTTCTTCATACAGTCCTTTAAGAAATTGAACTTTCTCTGGAGCTTTTTTAAGAGCTAAATAATACGCCAAACCTGCGACTAAACAGGGGTAAAACCGGAACGGCATGTCTACGGTATTTGCTGAAGTATCAGCATCATCCATCCGTACCAAGCGGTCGTAGATCAATTGATCCGTACTATTTTCCGGAGAAGGCCAGACCTTAACAACAGGCGTAATCTGTCTATCCACAAAATATTGAACAGGACGCCCCGTCGTAGTTTTATCCGGGATACTTAAATAAGTATCCCGACTAACGGCACTAATAGAAAGGTCCGATCCACTACGTCTAATCACCGCCGATAACGTATCTATTGTAGATTGGACATTTTCCAAGGAAACCACAGAAGATACCGTAGTAGTAGCCCCACTGGTTCCTCCGGTAATGGTTTCCGCTGCGGCGAAAGTACCAGAAGGAACCGTAATGGTCATAGAAGTAGCAGAAGGCTTAGTAACAACAGATGCCGTAGCCGCACTCGTACCACCCGTAATAGTTTCCCCTACCGTGAAACTACCACTTGCCGCCACACTCATAGTTATTGTTCCTACAGGATATTCAAGAACCCCAACTACAAGGTTTTGGGTGACCCGCTCAATGGTCCATTGATTAAGACCACGATTAGCCCAATCTGCAAAAAGAAAGTTTAAAGACCTACGAGCAGTGCGGGCATCGTAACCTGTCCGTAGCTCTAACCCACAACGCTCAAATGCTTCTTCTACATATTCCGCTACATTCGGTTCAAAATCCTTAGATCCAGAAACAGCCATGATAAAAACAACCTTCCATACTATTTCTGCATCAGTAGTCTTTAATCATACGCAAAACTACGTTGTAGGAATCTCCCGCTGAACCCGCCCCCGTGGTGGTAAAAAGAACATCACCGTTAGGTGATGTTCCTAGTTTTGACGAAAGACCACCAAAAGCAGACATATCAACATGGTCTGTAAAATCCGAAGGAAGATGCGTGATAAAAATATCTGTACTAGCGTCAGATAAAATCTCTACCGTCATCCCAACCGTAGAGTACCATATCTCAGCAATACGAACGGCGGAACAAGTGTCCCCGTCCGCACTAGATTGCAAATCAGATACATTGACTTTTGTAACACCACTCTCGTTCCCCGTATCTACATATTGATATGTAAAGCTCATTATAGCTTGACGAGGACCATCTAAAATTGTGGTAGAAGTAACTACATCAGCCATAATTTACCCCTATTCTTTGATCAACCCAGAAAGCACCATCGCCTTGTGTGCAGCACTACCGGGAGGTGGAATCTCCAAAGCAACCGTTTTCTTTCGTTCAGGTTTCTTCTTTTCCGTCCAAGCTTCATTCTCAGGCGTAGCCGGATCATCCCCAACAAACTTTCCTTTGGTGGTCCGCGTTCTGGTTTTTGCCATGTCTCACCTATTATGGTTGTTTGTTGTACTGAACCATACCATCCGTGGTACGCTGTGCTACCGTCAAGAGATAATCACAATCGACCTTATTGGCCGTAGCTTCACCAGCTACAGCAGCAACCCACGTAGTCATTTGAGAAGTGGGGATATTATCGGTAGTCGTTGTAACCAGCTTCCGGTCAACATAAAATTCCACCTGCGAAGTACCACGAACAACAAAGCCCAATCTACGATCACCACTAATGGTACTCCCGGAAACGGAACCATCAGCCATGTCTACACCAGTATCTGTTTTAGTTTCGGTGCCTCCACTGTCACAAACAGCATAAATATCTGCTGCTTCATCCACAATCAAAAATCCTATTTGGTTATTGGTCGCAAAAGGAACCCCTGTAGCTAAAGTACCATTTTCACATAAACCAACAAATACATCCATTTGATCCGCATCTGTCGAAACGATACGGGTTTCAAAGAAAATATTCTTACTGGCTTCAGGTCCCCAGATTTCATTACCTTGAAGAGAGGCCCCCGTATTGTCTGATCCAGTACCAGCAATTTCGTACCAGCCGCCAACAGCGTCAGCTAAAATAGCACCTGTACCACTGGTAAGTTGTGAATAGGTCCAGTCATTGGTGCCATCTACTG